TCGAACTTTGCGATAACGTCCTCTGTGATTTCGCCAGAAATAACTGCCTTGTAAGCTTCAACCTTAGTCATTGTGTTTCTCTCTTTCTCGCTATGAGGTTGCGACCCAGTTACATTGTAAGTTGTTTTATAGTGGTGGAGAAGTTACTTTTCTCTCTCACTTTCTATATATATTATAGCAAGATTTTCAGAACTTTTCAAATTATTTATCTCTGAATCCTTGCGGAAAGCGGAGGTCTTGAGCGGTCAATCACAGCGGACTGGCTTTTAATTTCTCTCTCACTTTCTATATATATTATAATGGAAATTTAAAGCTTTTTCAAATTTTGAATTGTGGGAACGCAACCGAAGATGCGGGCGCAGCTCGTTGAATGCGCGCTGAAAATTTGACAAAAAAAGTCAAATTTCGAACAAATGTTCGCAGCTGCAAATTTGATTTTAAAAGTCAAATTCCTAGGCGGGGCCCCGCAGGAAACGGCGGCGCAGCTCCCACGTCGCAGCTCCCTGGAAATTTGACAAATTTTGTCAAATTGCGTCGCCGCCTGCCGCAGCTCCCGGACGGACGAAATCCGCAGCTCCTTCGCAGCTGCCTAATGCAGCTCCTCCACGGTCATTTACCGCGGCGCGTGGACGCGGAACACGAACATTTGTTCGGCCGGTTAGCCGCCCCTAACAAAGTTAGACACCTCTAACTGTTAATAAATTATTAACAATCCGAACGTATGTTCGGAAATTTGGCTCCCCCATATAGGATACCACAGAACAGTGCGGTTAGTCAAGACTAATTTGACATTGTTAAAAATTTGACAACGGCCCGGGCGGATTCGGCCCGGGTGCACTTGACGATAACATTATTATCGCCACCTACTTGACAATAAAAAAAGAGTGGTCAACCGACCACTCTTCGACGAGTTCACGATAATTTACTTATCGTGAATCTCGGCTTTGCGCTTGCGGATTTCCGCATCGCGTGCAATTTTGCGCGCCTTTTCGGCTTTGCGCTCTTCGGCTTTGCGCTCTTTCTCTGCGAGATTGTGAACGTAGTCCTCTGCGAGAGCATAACCATCGTATGGTTCTGTTCCCTTATTCGCACCAGTTGGCACTTTGAAAGTCACAACGAGAAAATCTTCGTTGCCTTCGCAACCAACTACGGGAATTGCGATTTCATTCGACTTGACGAGTAAAACTTCTTCGCCACAATCTGCGAGATACTGCGAAACCTTTTCAAGGAACGACTTGCGGATAAATTCTCTTTCTACTTTACGAGATACTGCCATTGGTAAACCTAACCTTTCTACTGACAACCTTTACCTTACACTATAATTATACTGATATTTTGAAGATTTTCAAGTTCTTTAAAAAGTACAAGATTAGAGAAAGTTTGTCTTGACTAACTCAATTGGATACTTGTATACAATCGGTAGGGTATACTTGTATATGTGTATACTTGTATACAATCGGCGGCCGGTCGAAACTACGAAAACGTTTTCGCTAATCGGCAACTATGCCGAGATAACTAATTTTAGGAATAGTTGAACTCTTGCGCGGGCACAATATATAGTGGTTCATTTTAATTCTAGACCCTATATCTTGGGGCGCCGTTTCAACTATTCCTTAAAAGCTAATTTTCGGAATAGTTGGCGACACTGTTTCCGAAAACGTTTTCGCATGGACCGGGCGCGAGTGTGCGAACGTTTGTTCGTTTTCGTGTAAAGAAAAAGAGGACTATTCGTCCTCGTCTTCATACCATATCTTTTTTATTGTTAAGTGGTCAAGTAAATCTGTTGAATCGTGTATGATATAGTCTGCTACGCACTCGTTAATCATTTCCATATCATCATTTTCGAAGTCTTCCATACTTTCTGCCCAACAAGTTAAATCAAAGTCAATTGTAAGTTCAATATGTCTAACCATTGTTAACCCCTTTCTACCACATTTTAGTTTCAAAGTTAAATCCATCTAACTTCTCACATTCAAGCAAAATTTTATATTCAATCTCACAATCTGCGAGTGCAGTGTGTTCTTCTGTGAAATTATTGTCAAACAGATACCTTGCTACGATTTCCGCAGTATATCTATTTGCATTGTTTGCGGTGAGATATGCGTTCTCTTTGCAAAAATCTCTATATGCCTTTATTGACTTGAAACAATGGCGAGAAAGTGCGAGAATATCGTGAAATTCGCAACCATAAGGGAAGAAGTATCTCTGTCTTGATTTTGTCAAATATCTCTGCGTTGTTGCGAGTGCGAGATAATCAAAACGACAATTGTACGCATAAACCTTTGTTATATTATTTTCTTTCATTATGTGGCGAAGAGTCCACTTGATATTATTGAAAGAGGTTAGAGTTCTCGAACCGCTTTTAATCTCTTTCCAATATGTTGGGATTTTCTCTGCGAAGTATGCCGAAGCCATAAGTTCTTTATCGCAGAACACATCTGCATTTACGAACGAGTGTTTGGAATAGATATTTCCGTTGTAGTCAGCAACGATGAAACCGCAATCATAGACGAGTGCGTCATCTAAACTGTTCGTAGTTTCAGTATCTATAATGAGTATTTTTTCCATTTGTTTTATTTCCTTTCTTTATTTACAATGTAATTATAGCAAATGGATTATAGGAAGTCAACCCCTAAATTATGTTTTTTTATGTTTTTTAGTTGTGAATTTTTTAACAATGCGGCCCGGGCAAGTCGACACATATTAATTATGTGTCAAGTTCAGACTCTTCTTCAAAACTGAAAGTTTCTGAAAAAGGTTCATCAATAGTTATTTCATATATCTGATATTCTGCGTGATTGTAAACCTTTTCATCACCATATATATCATAATCATTATCGGCAATTTCTTGCGCCTTTTCTCTTGATGAGAAAACACCCATAAAACTTTCAAAAGTGTACCAATCTTCGTCATAAGCAATTAATACATACATTTTTCTATCTCCTTTCTTTTGATACCTAATTATAACAATAATTTAAAACTTTGTCAACACTTTTTTATGTATTAAAATCCGTACAATGCGCCCGGTCGATCGGACCGGCCCGCGCGAACATATGTTCGTTTTCTGCGAACGAAAAAACGCACTTGCGTGCGTTCTTTCTGAAAGGAGGTAAAGAAATGTAAATCATTTAAGTGGGGTAGTGGTGGGATTCGAACCCACATCAATCAGTTTCGCGCCACTACTGATTACCAAGATGCGAAGCATTGCCGTTATGCTACACTACCATAATGGGTTGCGGTTTTAAGGGTTGACCGCAAACCCTTTTGATTAAAGGAAGTAACCTTTCTGCGTTCCCTTTCCCTTAACCTTTACATCGACTGACTGAACGCCCTCGACTTTCTTAACGAGTGCCGATGCTTTCTGTGTAGAAATCTCGCAGAGTTCTGCAATCTTGCTTGCGAGCATTGGCTCATCAGTGAGAACGCTTGCGATTGCCTTAACGATTGGCTCATTGGCAATCTGTGTCTTGGAAGGCTTTTCTGCTCTCTTTGCATTTCTCGCATCGAGTTTTGCGATTGCCTCTGTTGCAAAAGTCTTGAGTTCTTCCCACTGTGTTTCTGTTGGCTCAACATCATAAGCATTAACGATTGCTGTGTAGAAATCTCTCTGTGTCATTTTATTTCCTTTCTGCGTTTTAGGAGTTTCGCCTCTCACTCTCTTTATTGTGTCTTTATTATAGCATTGATTTGGGAGTTTGTCAAGGGGTTTTCTGAACTTTTTTTATTTTTTATTTCAGACCCTACTTGTCAGTAGTTTGGGCAAGGTGGTAAGTGCTCGCTCTCCGTTCCTCTTGACAATTATATTGTAGCACACTTTTTAGATTGTGTCAATATCTTTTTTATGTTTTTTTATGTTTTTTGTCAAGGGGAGTGTTTCTTAAAGTTGTTCCCTAATACTGAACCCTAAATTTTTTCGGAGGGTTGCCTCGGCACTTCCCGTGGCATCTCTCCCCTTGACACTTATAATTATAATGATTTTTCTGCAAAAGTCAATACCTTTTTTAAAAGTTATTTTTTTAACGATCGTGCCCGGTCCATTCAGAACATATGTTCGATGACCGGCCGCGCGTATAAATATACATAAAAATGAGAACCTTTACAGAAAGGCTCTCATTTTCTTTATTAAATCTTTTTCATCAAGTGCAATTCCGTTCCATTCGTTTCTATTGTGTTCTTCATCATCGAACAGAATACCTTTTGCAAGTGATGTTTTTGGTGTTCCGTAGTCTACGATAAAAATGTTATCGAACTTTACGCTTGGGATATGAGTTTCAAACCATTCAAGTTTAGTCTGCCTAACTCTTGCATTGTATTCTTCTGTACCATTTTTTGCAGTCCACGATATAATGTTGACTTTCCAACCTTTATTCTGTAATTCGTGAATTGTTCTTGCAAACCATACAAGATTTACAAGGGATTTTGCTTCTCTGTATGGTCTAACATCTTCATTGATAAGGTCATTGAGCCAACCATTTACTCCATAAAGATTGATGAATGTTCCGTCACAATCGAGATTGATAATTTTTGTCATTTTTCTATCCTCTCTTTCTTTCTTTGTATCTATATTATAGACTATTTATGAGAGTTTGTCAAGTCTTTTTTAAAAATTTCTTCACAAATTTTATTTAATTTTTCGTTGCCGTCTCTCTCTTTCATTCTTGAAAGTAGACCGCTATTTTCTTTTAAAAGTTTTTCTAATTCTTTCATATCTTTCACCCTCTTATATTATAAGCGATAAGTTTAAGGAAGTCAATACATTTTTATGTTTTTCTATGTTTTTTAGTTGTGAAAAAATTCACAATGCGGCCCGGTTCAAAAGTTTGTTGTTAATTTATTAACAATCTGCCCGGGCGGCCGCGAACATACGTTCGTTTTATTCGTAAAAAAAGAACGCACTTTCGTGCGTTCAATTTTGACTATACAAGGGAGTAAGACTTCTGTGTGCCTTTGCCCTTAACCTTAACGTCCTCTGACTTGAGAACACCATCAGTAACCATCTGTCTACAGAGTGCTGAAACCTTTGATGTTGAGAAGCCTACTGCTGTGGCAATCTCGCTTGCAAGGTGAGCACCATCTGCAAGATATGTTGCGATTGATGCCTTGATTGGCTCATTCTCGATTGACTTCTTCGATGGTTTTTCTGCTCTCTTTGCGTTGCGTGCATCGAGTTTCGAAATTGCTTCATTGGCGAAAGTTGTGAGTTCATCAGATACGTTTGCATTAACTACTGCTGTGAAAAATTCTCTCTGTGTCATTGTTTTAATTCCTTTCTACTGACTTGGGTTATTCTTTACTGTGATTATATTGTATCAGATTTTTTCTTATCTGTCAATACCTTTTTTATGTTTTTTTATGTTTTTTTGTCAAGGGGAGATTCCGCATACCTTCCCAACTATTCTTTGCGTCCAAGAGTGTTGTATCCGTGTCCATTGGTGTTGTGTCCGATTTCCAACTCTCTCCCCTTGACACCATAATGATAACACACCTATAATGGGAAGTCAACCCCTTTTTATGTTTTTGTCGAGAAACAATCGCGTTAATTTTTTCACAAAGTGCGCCCGGCCAACCGCCCGGCCAACCGAACATATGTTCGATTGGGATCGGCACAAATAAAACGGGTCAGACGCGTCCGTCTGACCCCTCTCCTATCCACTTTCAGAGAGTACCGCCATATTGCTTCGCGCCCATGGTGGAAGGCTTGGCGCGGTAGGGTGAGTACTACCTACTATTTGGCGTCATTTATGTCATCGCGCCTTGCCATCGGCGCTTCGGTTTGGCATTTCATATTCGGTTTTCTCCTTTCTGTAATTATATATTAGCACAGATCGGTTTATTTATCAAGTGTTTTTATGTTTTTCTTTGTTTTTCTGCCTGGGCGCGACTTCGACTTAACAGTCGAAGTCGTAGCAACCCATATATGGGTTGAACCCGCATTCATTGTAATCGGGTTCGTAGTCGAAGAACTCATCTCCGAGTTCTTCGAGTGCCTCATCGAGGCACGCCTCTTCTATAGTGACGGCGTATTCCATTACATCGAGTTCACACATCAGCATTGTTTTTCTCTTTTCAGTTTTCCTTTGTCATTGTGTAAGGCTCCATTATCCCGTCTTACTGCCTTGCGTGAGGGCTTATTGCGTTCCCTTACTGTATTTATATTATAACAGTATTTTATTATTCTGTCAAGTAGTTTTTTATGTTTTTATCAAGGGGCAGAATTGGTACCTTACTACTTGGGAAGCATTACCCAAGATTTACCGCCAATTTTTTCGAAAGCGTCCTTTCTATCCCCTTGACAATTATAATTATAATGATTTTCTCTTAAATGTCAATACTTTTTTTAAAAGTTATTTTTTTAACAATCTCGCGCCCGGTCAAAAATCGCCTTTAGGCGACTTTTGATTCGAGATAGTCAACGATTTTATTGATACAAAGTTTAAACCTTATTTTCTGTTCATAGTCATAGTATTTAGCGGCAAATTTGGTAAACTCTTTCATTTCGGTTTCGCTCATATAATACAAATCTACCATATCTGCGTAATCGTTAACCCATATATAAGTTGTGTTTGGAATTTCATCTGCGAAGAATCTCGTAAAAAACTCATCGAATCCAAGACCTCTCAAATCTTTTCTATCAGACAAGCCACAATTCCATGATTTTACACTTGCGTTTAGTTCTGGAATGTCATGACCTTTATCTGCCCTTGTATTTCCGTCTTTTTTAGGCTCGAAACCGAGAACTGATTTAGCAAGACATTCGCAATAGTCTCCGTGATTCATCCATGACTGACCATTATTGATTGAGTATTTTGCGTTTCTTCTTTCTGCATCGAAGATGTACGACAGATTGTTTTCATAAGTTTCTTTTCTCATTTTGTGTTCCTCACTTTCTTTTGTACCTATATTATAAACTGAATAAGAATGTTTGTCAATACTTTTTTAAAACTTTTTTATTTTTTTTTCTTTATCTTATGTCTATATTATAAACTCTTATCGGTCCAATTTTATGGTACTAATCGAATTTTGGGAAAACTTTTCCAATAAATAATTTTTAACAAATGCCCGGACAACTTTGTTGTTAATTTATTAACAATCTTTTTTCGGCAATTTTTCGGACCGGCGCGAATCGACGAACATATGTTCGTTTTTATTCCAAAAAAATAAGAGAGATTTACTCTCCCTTTTCAGAAATTGCTTTCTTTTTTTCACGAATTTCCTTATCTTTTTGGATTTTTTTCGCCTTTTTTTCGGCAACTTCTTTTGCTTTGCGTTCTTTTTCGGCAATTTTCATCTCATAATCTTGTGCCATTTCGTAACCGTCATATGGCTCAAGACCTTTGTTTGCCCCAGTAGGAACTTTTACAGTAATGACGATAAAATCTTCATTACCTTCACACCCCACAACGGGAATTGCTATCTCATTAGATTTTACTCTTAAAACTTCTTCATTATTTTCGAGGAAATTTCGGATAATTTCGTTTAGATAATTTTCTCTCAAAAGTTCTCTTTCAATTTTTCTTGAAACTGCCATAAAATTTGCTCCTTTCTTTATTTTCTATAATTATTATATCATATTTTGATACAAAAGTCAAGTTTTTATTTTAAAACAATCCAACCATAAACGGCACGTAGAACATAAGAGGAAGCGACAGCAAGAACAGAAAACCAAAGAACTCATGTTCGTAAACCTCGGCAAGAACTGCACAAGTAAAAGCAAATATAACCCAAATTGTAAATATAATCCAAAGCATTATTTTTTCTCCTTTCTTTTATCTATCTATATTATACGCTTAATAAATAAAATAATCAACTACCTAAACGAACATTAAGAATGAACATATGTTCGTCGTCGCGCGCCCGGTCGACTCGGCGCGAACATACGTTCGACTTATAAGTAAAAAAAGAATAAGTCTCTCGACTTACTCTATGTTAATGTCTACGTCTATCTCACCGAAGTCATATGTTATTATCTCAATCTCACACTTCTGAAGTGGTATCTCACTCCATACCGAGATTTCAGTGTTATCATCTACGCCTTTGATAAGTTCTTTTAACTCTCCTATTGTTAAACCATTAAGTCTTTTTTTAATTGAAGTCATTTTTGTCTCTCCTTTCTATGGTTATATTATAATCTATTTATAACCATTTGTCAAGTCTATTTTTATTTATTTTTTCTCTTTTCTTTCTTTTGTCTGTATAACTTCCTGTTCTAAATGGAATGTCCTGCGGTGGTCTTGTCTGTTTTAAAACATCAAGTCCGCTAATAGTTCCAACTTTTATATTTTTCTTCTTTGCCATTTCTATATCCTCCCTAAGTGTTCGAGTCTGCGTGGTACTATGAGTATGTAAATCTTCATTACATCGGCTTTGCATTTGCGCATCCAATGATTGCGGTCTGCCTCTTTGATACATCCAAGAACTATCATTCTATTTACCATTTCCATCTTTGTCATTGTTTTGTCCTCCTTGTTTTATTTACCATTATTATAAGCGATGAAGAGGCAAATTGCAATACCTTTTTATGTTTTTCTTTGTATTTTTATCGGTGGTCCGGTCAAAAAAATAAGCCTTTCGGCCTATTCGGCATCACAGATGCCGAAGTACATGGTGTCTTGCACCACCATGTCGAGGTAGAGCACCTGCTGATGCTCTTCCCAAAGCTTACGAGCGTAAGCTTCGAGTTCCTGTGGTGCGAGCATAAGCTCGTCGATTTCTGTGTCTACGATGTACTTCATAGTATGGCTCCTTTCTTTTAGCTTCCTTATTACTCTTTGATTATACGCTTCTTAGCTTGCTTTGTCAAGCCCTATCTTGTATCTAGTTTAATACAATCGGCTGGTGCCGACTGATAGGCTTTTAGCCTATCAGCCTTGCGAACCACTCTTCGACTTCGGCTCTCTTCTTCATTGAGAACTTCGGTCCTCTGATTGTCTTGCGGTCTTTAGCATAGCTTGCGAATCTGTAAAGGAACTGTTCAAACTCGTCCATGTTCATATTGTACTCTACTCTTTCATCGCCCTCTCTCCAAGTGAAGCTGAAGTTTGAGCTTGCTACGTTTCTTTTGAAAGTGTCAAGACACTCTTCGAAAGTATTACCATTCAGCCCGCTTGCAAGTGTGAAGTTGAAGCCCTTGACGCTTGTGTGTGTGCTTTCGATGTCCGAGCCGTCAGCATATGAGCCGTTAGGGTCTTTATGAGCTGGCTCGCCATAGCACCATTTTAATTCGACTTCATCGAATTCACCACAGTTGCCCCATTTATCACAATTGTCAACCTCATCAAAGAACAGATATTTTGCGCCCTTGCGCGCGGACTCGAACAGATATTCGTGTCTTGATACATTGTATACAGTCTTAGTTGCCATGTCTATTACCTCCTTGATTGTCTTTATTGTACTCTCATCGGGGCAATAATGCAAGCAAAATCTTGTATTTATAGAGAAACATATTGTTAACCTTTTTTTAGTTTTCGGGAAGTAGTACCTACCTTAATTATTAGCACTCTCATTCGGTGAGTGCTAAAATTCCAAAAGAGGGTTCCAGACACATGAGTGAATATTCATATGAATATTTATTCATATGAACGGGGGCGCATATATGGGAACTTTAGCACTTTAGCGCGCTAAAGCGCTGGGCCCTGGTAAAAAATCTCCACGAAGTAAAAATTTCAAATAAAAAAGGGCTATATGTAATAGCCCTTTCGTGTGCCTTTTCCCTTCACCTTCATATCACAACTCTTAATCTTTCCTTCCCGTATGAGGTTTGTACAAATCGCCGTGAGACGCTGTCGCGCAAATGTACATCCAACCTCGACGTATATTTGGTCAATTGTCTTCGGTTCCTCACCTAAAACCCCACAAATACGTTCTTCAAACTCCTTATTTTCCTCATAGGTCGGGCGTTCCTTTGCCTTTATGTCGCCTAACTTCGAATCTAACTTCTCCAATTCCCGCTTACAATCAGCGATTAGCTCTTCGTTAATTTCCCCTCGTATGACCATTTCAAGTCTTTGTCTTCTTGTCATCGAACTTACCTCCATTTAAGTTAAACTTTTATTCTACCTAATTATAACCGAAATTGAAAAGGTTGTCAAATTTTCGCGACATACGTAGACGCCAATCTGGAAATTTGACTTTACTGCGCGGGTGTGGTATACTTGTAGTGTAGGAGGAATACGTAAATGCAGAATAGATTGAAGTTAGATTTTACGCTGGAAACAGCGGAAGAACGTGCGAATTTTATTAGTACGTATGTGGTACAATTTACCAATCTGACGAATGCTGAAGCCTCCACTATTGCAGATTATTTACTTTGGGGAAAAGACGAAAACGGAGTACCCATTGGTAAAGATACGGGGTTGGAGACGAGATGGACGAAGCCGAACGAAGCGGAGTCGTTAGATGCAGTTTTAGAGAACCCCGCGATGAGTAATGCACAGTTGTATACGTTGAACGATGCGGTTGTTTTGAAGAAGAGCAGAGATGTATTTGACCGAGATGAAGCACGCCGCGAAGCACCGACATTTTTGAAACAAACTTTTGAGGAATTGTGGAAGACTATTGATGAGATTGAACTGAAGATTAACTTTTATGAGATTAAAGTAGGAAAGAGGGAGAAACCTCCAAGAGATGAGCTAATTAAACGATTTACAGATGAAGAAGTTGAACGTATACGTGCGGCGGCCCATAAGTTGAATCAATATGGGTATTTGAAGTTGCGCGGCCGCATTAAGGAGTTAAGGACGGAACAGTTTACGATAAGGGATTCGTATAGGTCGACTTTTAACATAACACAATCGACTTATGCGCCAAAGGATAGGAGTTTTGTTTTTGACTGTGATGTGGAAGTATTACCGCTGGGTTTGAAGGAAGGATTGGTTGGAGAGCTAATTTTCGATGTAAACTTTGACCCCGCGCGACTCAACGAAGAACAACTGTGTTTAATTAGTGGATTGGTTTGGAAGAAGAAAACGTCGGAGAAAAAAGAGATTTTTGACTTTAGAGAACTTGAAGCGGTTTATCAGTTGTATCTGTTTAGAGAAGAATTTGACGAGAGATTGGAACAGGTTAAAATAGACCATATTGTAGAAAATAACCTGGAAAAGCTACTTGATACGCTGAAGTTCTATGAAGAAATTGCCGACCTTACAGACGTGCAACGTGAAATTTTGCGCCTAAAAGAGAAAAAAGAGAAAAACGCAGACATAGCCAGTTACATTAACAAGAAATATGGTAAGAGCTATACTGCGAACTACATAAGCACAATTTTCAAACAAAAGATTATAGTGAAAATAAATGAGGCTGTGAAACTCCACCAAGATACAATTGAAAATTGTTTCTTTAAAGAAAACTTTAAACGCTGTAGTGATTGCGGCCGAATTTTACTATTAGATGGAAGAAATTGGGTTAAGAAAACAAGAAGTAAAGATGGCTTCCAAAGTAGATGTAAGAGATGTGAAAGAGAAGCAAGAAAAAAGAAAAAAGGAGGCATCTGAAAGTGAATGGAAGGTATAGTCCAGAGAGCTTACTGTTGAAGATTTTGGAGTTGGATGCGGTGGAGTTTCTTGGGATTTGTAAGATTATTGGAGTGCCAGTTTATAAGGAGATGGAAGAGGTAGATGTTGAGGAAACCGCAGAGTGCGGCCGAGCCATCGAGGAACCGAAACTACCAGACCCGCGCGACTTCTACGATATCTGGATTGATGTAGTAGATACGATTAGTAAAATGAACAGAACGCGGAGACGCAATCTTGGTAAACTGGTATATCCTGCAACTAAAAAGGAGAAATAGACATGGCTTTAAACCCACACTTTGATTTAGACTTCAGTTCAAAGAGATGTGTTTGTTGCGGCCAAATGAAAGATTCTTTTTCTTATTTGAGAACAAAATCGTTTATGTATCCGACGGGGTATGTAGATGTATGTGTTGATTGCCTGGGGGATAAACTTGAGGAATCTGGAATGGATTGGAATACTATGGATAAGATATGTCAGTATTTAGATATTCCTTTTCAGATGGATAAGTTTGAAGAGTTACGTCATACGCACACTGCGGCCGAGCTATTGAAATCATATAACTTGATATACTTTGGTGAAGCATATGAGAATATAGATTGGACGTCATATCAAGAGGCGTATAAGGAACTCGATGCCGCCGGCGCCCTCGACGATGTCATACCGGGACTCTCGGACGACAAGTGTAGAAAGCTACAAGAGAAATGGGGCTACAATTATGATGAAGAAGGTTTAAACTATCTAGAGAATCTCTACGATGGGTTAATACTTACTCAAAACATCAATGGTGCCCTTCAGGGTGACCAAGCCTTGAAAATCTGTAAGATTTCTTATGAGATTGACTGTAGAATACGCGCGGGCGAGGATTTTGATAAATTACTTTCTTCATATGATAAATTAGTTAAAACAGGTGAATTTACACCAAAGAACGTAAAGAACGCATCAGATTTTGAGTCGATGGGAGAATTATGCCGCTGGCTTGAAAAACGCGGATTCGTTAATCGTTTCTATGATGGAGAAACGCGGGATGTCGTAGATGAAACTATAAAGAATATACAAAGCTGGAACCAAAGACTTTATACGAATGAATCGGGAATAGGGGATGAGATTACTCAACGTATTCGTGCGCTGAAGACTGCGGCCGAGCTTGAATCGTATTATGATGTAGACCCTGATGTGGATGATTACGATAACTATGAGAATGAGGGGTTTGAGAAGCTATATAAGGATGATGAGTTCACGGTTGATTTGGAGGAAGAGTAATGCAAGAAAAGCGAAAAAAAATTATTCTCTCCACTCGTCAAGAACTCACTCCAAGCGACGTTTTCGTTGAACGTGCAGAGCGCGAGGGCATAGAGTTAGAGAAAGGCGCAGTTATTACAACGGAGTATCTGGAGAGGAACTACGAAAACCTATGTAAGTGGGTTAATCTATTTACTGCCTATCCAGATTACTATCTTGATATAATTAAGCCTGCTGATTCCGAGTTTAGTCTCTTTTTCTATCAACGCTTCACTCTGCGCGCCCTCATGCGTTTTAAGGATGTCTTTATTACTGCACCACGTGCGTTTTCAAAATCGTTTATCACAATACTTGCGCTCTTTCTTCAGTGTGTATTTATACCTGGTCGCAAGGTGTTCATATGTGCGAACACCAAACAACAGGCCGCGCAGATTACAAAAGAAAAGATTTATGAAATCTATGACCATTGGCCGCTGTTGAAGAAAGAAATTATCGGTTGGGAGTTGAGCGACTATCCAGGGAACTTCGGAAAAGACTATGTAACGCTTAAGTTCCGCAATGGTTCTATCTTAGACGTAGTACTCGCAGGTGATGCTCAGCGTGGTGGCCGTCGACATGGAGGAGAGATAGACGAGATTAGAGATGGAGATGAAGAAGCTATTAACTCAGTAGTTATTCCACTCGTCAACGTATCTCGCCGTCTTCCAAACAACACCGTCAACGATAACGAACCTAACCAACAGATAATCGCAACCACATCTGCGGGCAGCAAGACTTCCTTTGCCTATGAGCGTTTGATAGATACTTTTGAAAACGCAATTATAGACCCGAAGCATTCTTTTATGTTTGGGTGCGATTGGCGATTACCTGCCATGCATGGACTTATTGATAAGCAATATATCAATAAATTGAAGATGAGTCCATCTTATAACGCTGAATCTTTTGCTACAGAATATCTGTCTCTCTGGCAAGGTTCTAGCGAAGATGCATGGTTCTCATATGAGAAATTAAGCAAATATAGAAAAATAAAGAATCCAGAAACGCACGCAATTAGTAGACCCGATTCTGAACAATTCTACTTAATATCAGTAGACGTGGGTCGTATTTCCGACCAGACGGCTGTTTGCGTGTTTAGAGTTAATATAATAAAAGGCAAGTTCTATTCGACCTTGGTCAATCTAATTGTCCTTGGCCGCACCCCACAAACGAAGCCTTTTACGGTCCAAGCGGTTGACTTAAAGAAAATTATTGAACGTTACAATCCGCGCGAGGTCGTCATTGATACTAATGGTCTTGGTGTCGGACTCGCCGATGAAATGATTAAGCCGCAATATGATGAGATGGGTAACTATCTTCCAGCATATGGCTTTATCAACGATGATAATTATAAAATAATCCAACCAAAAGATGCTCCTAGAATCCTCTACGGAATTAAAGCTAATGGACCGCTTAACTCTAAAATACACGGAAACTGCTACTCAAGGCTCACTAGTGGCCTTGTGCGTTTTCTTATAAAAGAGCAAGAGGCAAAGAGTGCTTTACTTGCTACTAAAAAAGGTCAGAAAATGACCGTAGAGCAGCGTGTGGTTCGTCTGATGCCACATGAGATGACAACAAAGTTATTTGAAGAAATGGCTAATCTTCGTCTTAAACGCACTGGTGCAAGTTTGGATATAGTTCTTGAACGAATTAATACTCGCTTTCCAAAAGATAAGTATTCATCTTTCTCTTATGGATTGTGGAGAATTAAAGAACTTGAAGAAGACTATTACAAATCTAGTCATCGCAGACGTGCGGGCGGTCGACAATTAGTATTCTTCTCAGGAGGAAGATAAATGGATGAACAAAAAAGAGATTTGACCTCTTTTACTAAGGCTATAACAGGTATGATAGCGAAAAATGAATCATCCTATAATTTGACCCGCTGGGGAAAAAACAGATACGAAAGGATTAAAGAGTATTCATTAGAGGAAATTAAAAGCATTATTGATTCTGGTTCTGTTGAGGCTCAAATTACTCTTTCTCGTAACTATTTTTACAGAGGTGGTTTCTATCAGAGACTGTTAATGCATTATGCTACTTTACTTAAATATACTGGTATTCTAATTCCTAATCCAAGTTTTGGTAAATCTCTCTCCGAATCGTATATTAGTAAAAAGTATTATAATGCAACTAGTTTTCTTGATAATGCAAAACTGCCGAAATTATTTACCCACATAGCAATAAAAGTCTTACGCGACGGTTGCTATTATGGGGTGATTCAAGAGGTAACAGATAAGTCAATTTCTATATTAGATTTACCTATTTTTTATTGTCGTTCACGCTTTAAGGATAAAGAAGGTAATGATATAGTTGAATTTAATGTTACATATTTTGATGGTATAGCAGATACGGAATATCGCAAGAAAGCCCTTGCCGCCTATCCAAAGGAAATTGTCAATTGGTATAAGCGGTATAAGACTAGAAAAGTGAAAAGTCCGTGGTGCTATGTTCCTACTACAATAGGAATCTGTATGTCTATTTTAGACGACAGACCAATATTTTTAAACATTATTTCTGCGTCATTAGAGTATGAAGATGCCAAGGAAATAAATAGGGAAAGAGACCTTGAGGAAATAAGGAAGATTCTCATTCAACACATCCCACATCTTACAGATGGTGGATTATTATTTGAGCCTGAAGAAGCATTAGAAATGCATAAGGGCGCAGTTGACATGATGAAAAAGAATGAGAACCTTAGCGTATTAACTACATATGCTGATGTTGATGCGGTTGTGTCTAAAACTGCGAATGACAACTCACTTAATTCTGTTGATAAGGCTCTTACGAATATTTATGCCGAGGCTGGTTCGAGCAGCCAATTATTTGGTACTGACTCAAATCTGTCGTTAAGTACTTCAATTACTAACGATATGGCTCTGATGATGGTGCTGGCACGCAAGCTTGAGAATTTCATTACTTCGATTTTAAATGAAAAATACGGTAATACGAATATTACCTTTACTTATAAAATCTTACCAGTCTCATATTATAACCAAAAGGATTATGTTGAGACTACATTGAAATTAGCAACTTCTGGTTACAGTTTTTTACTGCCGGCTCTTGCTATGGATATTTCTCAACGCGAGTTAAGTAATCTTAAAGATTTAGAAAACGATGTTCTGAAACTGAAAGAAAAGCTGCAGCCTTTAAGCACTGCTTATACAGAAACAGGAAACGTAGGACGTCCTGCGAAAGATGCACAAGATAAAAGTGCAAAAACAGTTGCTAATGAGGAATCATTAGACCGTGGAGGTTCTAACTAATGG